GTCGAATGGGTCGCCGAAGCACGGGTTGAAAGGAAACGGATCCTTCGTCGGTCCCTTGGCGTTCAGCACCTCAGGATGCGGCACGTAGATTGGCTGCCGCAGAACACTTTTGAAGAAGAAGAGCACTTCCTCGCGAATGAAGCCCGCAAAGTTGTCAACGAAGGCGTCGAGCAACCAGGGTTGGATCGATTGATCGAATTGCTTTACATCGTAGCCTTGTACAGACTCAAAGTCGCGCAACTTTTCAGCGATCGACTCGGGGTCACGATGCTTGAATGTGAACTCAGCGTCGTTTAAGTAGAAGGCACGCAGTGGAGTGAAGAACTGCGTCAAGAAGTAGTTATACATTGCGGGATAGGCGTAAACTGATCGCCTCCGCATTGCGAAAATACCAGGAATCAAGCTCCCATCTTGATCGTGTACAGATTTGTCGGCGGCGAAACGACGTCCGGAAGTGCCACCCGAGCGCGCATAGTCACCATCATTGACTTCCCGCGCCTTAGCAAACGGTTGCCCGTTTCTGAAGGTTACGGAGTCCGGTTGTGTGCGAACACCCATGTACGTGGCAAGGAATATGCCGAAGTCATCGTACAAAGACTCGAGTTCACCCCTAGCGAATGTCGCTAATATGTCTGAGGAGTGCTCATTGAAGACGGCCAGGCCCTTCTTCTTCTCGTCAAGTGCGGACGTGAAATAGGGTGGGCCGGAGGAGGCGGTCTTTCGCATTGCCATTGGGGCTTCTTCGACCGTGCGGAACATGTACGAGTGAAGTGCCTTGAAGATGCGCTCGTCGCGTTCTGACAGGAAGCCAGTAGCCAGGGAGAGTTCCTTGGCTAGTACGCGATTTGACGTCATCGGAATCGAGAGCGGATTCATGTAGGCACCGGCGCGATTGCGCAGTGATTGGAAATCCGCTATGATTGCCGTAGCGTCAGCAAACCCGTTGTCGTCGATAACTGGTGCGTGTTCAGCAGACAGTGTGTCGGCTAGCTCGATCTGCGCACGCACGAAGCGTGGATCGTCAGACCAAATCCCGTGGTCGCCGTTTAGTGCTGGGGCGATCATTTGCGGAACATTCAGTGTCGTACGAAACAGAGATCGATGATTCGATCCTACCTCGAACAGCCGAGTCCAGGCGCGCTCCGAAGGCATTATCAGCCAAGGAGGGAGCTTCTTCATTCGAAGGTCTCGGGCTCGTCAAGTGCAACGCGGACCAGGTCATCTGGCACGCGTGGCGAGTGAGCGGCTTTTGTTGAGTCGACCTCGGTAACTTCAAGAATCTTCTTCACTTCTGCTGAGAGCGTATCCAGCGAGATGCGCTTCAGAGGAGCGACGTATGAGGACCAGACCGCATCATAACGTCCGCCTGGTACACCGACGAGAGCGATAACGTCGATCCCGAACAGGTGTGGTTTCTCAACCAGAACGATCAGTTCTTCAGTGGTCAGTACGACGATGGCGATCCGATGATCGAGATTCGCGTACATCTTTTCGAGAAAGGTACCTTCTGTGATCACTGGGATCTCCAGGGTGCCTGGTAATATGGAGCCTTTTGGGACGGCGATAACTGGTTTCACGTTGATTCTCCGGGTTAGCATTCCAAAGTTCATTATGTACTCCTTGAGGCGAAAGCCTTCGTTAGTGGGGGTTTAGCCCTCGTGTGTTGCTGTTAAGAGAGGACCAAACCTTCTTTCAGCATTGCTGCCATCAATTGGTTCCACGAAGTGAAACCTTCAACTTGAGCAAGATATTGACGCGCCTGGTTCCCAGACGTCAGATCAAAATGCTTGCGAACTGCCCTTACATACGACGGAACTGAGACGAGCCTTTGTGGGGCGCGGCGATTGAGTGAGGCGTAGAAGGCTAAACGCATTAGGCTGCGCAGCTCATTCTGCTCTGCTCTTTCGAGTTCGGTAAGTTGAACGCTCTGTATTGCTAAACTCATTATTATCTTTCCCATTTGACAGGTTCAGATAGCTGGGCTGTTCACCCTGCGGCGATGGCCGACTGTGTTCTGCGACTCAGTGGTTTTCGGATACCACTAGAGCTCGGAATGAGCGTCTTGTAGTAACCAGACCTTCACTGTAGTCTAGTTTTGACAAAATCTTCAGCCGAGGGATTGCTAATAACTTCCTCATCCAAGCCGTGGGCTTGTCTTTGTCATGATTCCAGCGAATGAACTGCCGATAAGCCTTATTACGCAGATCGACCATCCATGTTTCTGTTCGATGGAACCTTACTGCGAGATCTGAGAGACTGGAGCCTTCCAGATAGGACAAGAAAATACTTGACTCGAGTACGAAACGTTCGTATTCTGTCTTTTCAGCGAGGCGACTCGTGGTGCTGTATTCAACAAGTAGCCTGTGTAACGTGGTCATGTAGTAATCGTCGCGCTCACCTGAGGAAGGGAACGTTTCGGATTCCGCGATCGATCTCGCCGCCGCGTGTATGTACGCGAGTGGTTCGATCTCAAGCCTTTGTGCTTTTGGGAACGTCATTCTATATCATCTCCTAGAGATTGGTGCGCTGTGCACTGATCCTTCGATCTGTACTTTGCCAGACTCCTTCGAGGCTGGGGGTAGTTTGGGTCACAAACAGGTCCCTAGATGGGTCACATCTACACTCCGAGGGCGCATGGTTCCCCGGGGAACAACTCATCACCG